ATTTTGTCCTTCAAATATCGCGTCTCCAAATCCTTTTGGTTTTTGTATAGTTCTGAAACTTATAGAATATTTATTAGCATCATTTGTAGAATTAAATTTGCCTCCTATTCCTCCAAATTCTTCAGAACCAGCAATTGGTCCATCAAATTTAGTTCCTTGATATGAATTTTTATTTAAAATATCACCACCATATACAGTTGCTGCAGCGTTATGCGGTGTTCTTGAATCATAATTTACAATATTATATAGAGCTATTGGAGAAGACCCTTCAATGTCTCCACTTGCAAAAAGACCAAGTAGCGTTGATACTGCGCCGCCTAATGTTGTACTTGAATATTTAATTCTCATGTCTAAAAGTTCTGTAATGCTTTGATCTCCAGTTCCGTAATTTGTTTGTAGCATATCAATATTATTTGGCACGAATTTCGATTCAAATTTACTTGTGAAGTGTTTAGTAAATCCTGCTGGTATTTGAGATGGTGATAATGAAAACCCTTGATTTGGATTATTCTGAAAATTAACTGGTCCTGTTATATTGCCATCGATATTCCAACTGTTTGTAGATGTTGCAGTAGGAGTAATCATAGTTTGAGCACCACCAGGAGCTAGCTGTGATTTATCTAGTGCGTTAAAATTCATTGTAAATCCTAATATTGGCGAATCAAAGAAATCAACAACTCCTATGTTTGATTTCTTGCTTGTCATTTTTGTTACATCTGATTGTTCAGGTATAGTTATTTCTGAAAACAAGCTTTTTAAATTTTCTAATCCCATATCTTATCTCTATCTCTAGCCTGTAAGTTTCATTTTTAGTGGCGTAGAAAAAAGTCTTCCATCAAATCCAAAAGCTTGATTCATTTCTTTTCTCATCTTTTTCATTTCTCCCACCATTGCTGTTATATCAGCTTTATTAATACCAGATTTTGCAGCATCACTAATTTGCGAAGCCATTTCTGTTATATCAGCCTTATTAATACCAGATTTTGCAGCAGCGCTAATTTTCACTGGCGCCTTTTTGACTGTCACTATCTCTCTTCCGTCCTCTCCAACCATCATTGGCGTTGGGCCAGACGTAACGAACTTTCCTTCATCTGCGAAACCATATCCGCCTGTTAGCGCGGTTGTTGTAGCCAATCCCCCAACAGCGCCCACAAGAGCACCCGGAAGGCCTCCTGCTGCAGCGCCTGCTAAGGCTCCCATTAATGTACCAATAAGGTGACGATATTTAATCATTGTTTCTATCCTGCCAACCATTGCAGATATTATGCTGCCTATTCTTTCAATCACGCTTTCTATTTTTTTCAGTCCGTCTTCTGTTTTTATCCATTTTATAAATGATTCACCTATTTCAATTACTTTTTTCCCAACTGTTTCTGTCAACTGAAATCCAATCAATTTTATTTGATTCAATATGTTTGTTACAGCTGTTATCGTGTCTTTGGCTGCTAAGTCTTTAAATGGCTTTATTTTTTCTATTTCTGCAGTTTTACCCAACATTTTTTTCAAAGTTCCTAATGAAAGATGTAACTGTGCAGCCCTTGCCTTTTGTGACCAATGATCCATTTCATTAAACTTTTCTAAGCTTCCCGCTTGTTTCAAAACCTCTTTCATCATTCCTTCATGATCTCCCAAGTAGGCTAATCTTGTAGCTTCATCGAGATTTAGTTTTCTTCCAGTTAGCATCTGAGCCTCCATATTAAGTTTGATCTGAGATTCAAAATTTAATAATCCTTCTGCCATTCCTTGGACATCACTTAATTCTATTCCTAATTTTTTAGCTTGTATTGCTGCATTCCTAAGATTTTTTCCACCGTCTTTTGAAAACAACGCGAAATACTCTGCATTTTCTGCTATATCTTTCATCACTTCTTGTGGCGCCACTTTGTTTTGCAAAGCAAGTTGATAAGTTTGTTCTGCAAAAGCTTCAGCAGCGTCTTCATTCATGCTTCCTATTGACATTAACATGCCAAATAGTTTTGCTCCTTCTTCTGCAGTTAAACCCATAGCTGTTGAAGAATCTAATATTTTGTAAGAAAGATCTGCTGCTCTTTGTGCTGAAATTCCAAAATCAGAAGATAATGTAGTAGTAATAGTAGCTATTTCTGTCATGCCTTTTCCTAACAATATTGCTTCTTTATTTGCATCGATTAACGAATCTTTAAAAGGTCCTGCGCTAGCTCCGGCAACACCAAATGTCTCGCCTAATGAATCTATTGTTTCTGCGAATCTCTTGCCAGCTTCCCACATCTTAGAAACAATTTTCAAGATTGTGCCGGCTATAGTTGCAATGATACCCCAGCCTACAATTTTCCTTCTTGTTGAAGCATCCATTTCCCCCCATGCTGTTTTCATGTCGACAATTTTTCCGTAAAGTCCAAATGTCAATTTGTTTAAAGCATTTGTCTTCGCTTCTTGAATAGTCATAACATTTTCTAATTTTATTGCTTGCTCTACTGCTTGTTTCTCTAAATCAAGCTGCTCCACTAGTGCAGTATTATTCGCTTGTCTCGCTTTTACTAATTCTGATTCTATAAATACCCTTTTATTTGCTAATTGTGCTAGAGATTTATTTCCTTCTGCGAGATCATCTAAGAGGCTAGCCATGCTTTTAAGAGATTTTTCAGATATTTTTCCACTCTTCTCAGCAGCCACTCCTGCATCTAGTATTTTTTGATAATTTTCAAGCTGCTTTCCTAGCGCAACATCTCCTTTTTCCCACATTTTATTAGCATCTTCTATTTTTTCATTTAAAGTATCTGTAAGATCTATGACTTCTTGTAGTTTTTCTTTCGTTGGCATTTAGCTATCTTATTTAAAGTCTTTCAATTCAAATTTATCCAATTTAATATCAGTTCCCGCCCAGCTACTTGCTGCTTTTTCTAATTCAGACACTGAATTGTTTAAGTTTTTGAGTTTTTTCCCGATTCTCTTGTCTAATTTAATACTAGCTTTTTTGTCTTTGTCTAGCTTGAAATACTTAAATAATTTATCAAAAAATCCTTCTGATAATATTATATTAGCATTCATGTATGTCTTTTTTCTTTGCACGAGACTCTCCGTATTTATATATTTGTCATGTATAAATATCAGAGAGTCTATTTTATCGATTTAATTTTGAGGGATTTCTTGGATTTCGAGAATTTGCTTTTTCTATTTCTTTGCTTTCTTCTTCTTTTTGAGCTATTAGCTCTCTTAAGTAAAAATTTCGCAAATATATTGGCATTTCGTAAACATCGGAAAAGAAGAATCCGTTCCCATGATATAGCAAAGAAAAAATATTTTTATGTATTATAAGTTTATCAGATGGCTGTAGGCCAAAAAAACTCAGTGGTCAACGGTATATCTACCGTGACCAACTCACCTCCTATCTCTACTTCTTGTTTTAATTCTATGTCTGGCGAAATTCTGAATACTTCTTGTCTTAGCGCTATAGAATCTCGAGATAACATGTTAGAAGCAAAATTATTTATTACGCCAAAATCTGATTTTCCATCAACAGATGTTATAATATGTCGTAATCTTGTTGTTATTTCAGTTGAAGCTCCCATTTTTTTAGAAGATTTAATCTCTGCATCTATTTTTTGTTCATCTTCTCCTGTCAATAGTTTAAATTCTATCCTTACTTTAGAAGCAGGCAATTCAAATTCAAATCTATTTTGAGAATAATCTATATCTTCAGGAATTTTTTTAAATGGGCATTCTGTTAGATTAAATGTATGTTTGAACTTTTCTCCTGTATCTGGGTCTATTACTTCACAATTATATTCAGGACCATAAGCTAATATTCTAGCAGCAATCATTATAGCATTTTTATCGCCTAATATTAGCATTTTCGATGTTACACCTTTTGTTGCTATAAGAGAATTTAACAATCTGTCTATTACTACTCCCTTTTTTATAAGATTTTGAGAAGTTAAAATATCTTCTTCTCTTGCAGTCATATATTTAATTTCTAGCTTTCCTGATCGTAGCGGACTATCTTCTGGATACGCTAATCCTTTACTTGGCAGATCAATTATTTCACTTGGAAATTTGTTCTCTTTTTCAGACATTTTATTTATCTCCTAAAAACCTCTTTGAATGAATCATAACAATTTAAAATATATTTTATTTAGAATTGGAGTATAGCGTAATCGTACCTAAGCGTTAAAGTAACATCGACAGGATCGTTATCGGCAAAACCTAAATCACCAAAATTTGCAGACTTAATCCAAGTTCCCTTCATAGTCCATTCTTCAACAACATCACCTACGGGACCTAATACTTGAATTGTTACATCTTTTTTATAAAAATCTGAGTATCCATCTCTTCCTGTTACAGATTCATGAGATAATCTTACCCATTCCATAACAGCTTGTGCACCTGACGGAACAATCGGATCATATAGTGTCATTTCTAATTCATCCCATGCTCCTTTTCCTTTCACATACCTTTTAACATTCATGTGATCTAATTCAACTTCTTCAAAAGTAATTGAAGGTCTCCCACTTGTTTTTATAAGATATGATGGAATACCGTCAATTTGCAGAATATACCTATGTTTGAGCTTTGGCTCAAATGGGGTAAACATTATGTCAGTTGCTTCAATTAAGTCAGGCATTATTTTTCTCCAAATTCAACATTTCATATATAAATATGCTAGAATATAAAAAAGAGCTCATAAAAAGGCGGCTTTTGTGCAGTTTGTTTAAATTTGTCATTCTGGAAATGTCGCCCCTGTTGGCTGAATTGTAAAGTCTAATACAATAAATTCGGCTGTTCTTGTTGGTTGAACAAATATCTGACCGTATAGTATGTTTCTGTCAATAATATCTGATGTGTTATTTGTGGCATCCATGACAACTCTAAATGTGGTTAATCCACTTTGAGACTGGACCTGTTCTAAGAATGGGTTCACAATATTTAAGAATCTTTTTCTTGTTTTAATATTATTTTGTTCAAACACTAGAAATCTTGTTGAGCTTGCGATAAATTTCTTTAGTTTAATCATTAACCTTCTAACATTTACTCTATCTAAAGACGAAGCTTTCTTTTGAAGTGTCTTCTGTCCCCATACTACAGTACCTTGACCAGGAAATGTTGCAATTGGGTTGACGTTTTTTGAATATAGCGTGTCTCTGTTAGACTGTCTTAATTTTCTTTCTGCTCTTGAGACTTCATGAAGAACTCCTCTGTTTAATCCAGCTGGCGCGTACCAAGAATGCGCAACTCTGTCATTAAAGGAATACATTCCTGCAACGGCAACTGAAGGCGGAACCCATACATCTCTTCCTAAATCTGGTTCTGGCATCTTAACCCACGGCCAATACATAGCAGCATAGTTTGTATTTCTTGTATCTGATTCAGATGTTGCATCTGTTAGATTAGCGTTTAATCCTGTTGGATCTATTATTAGAAAACAATCTTGTCTTTCTTCGCAAACATCTATTGCCTGCGTAACAACTGCATCATGAGTATTATCAAATATTCCAGGTATCAGTATTAAATTTATATCAAATTCGTCTTGATTTTTTAATAAATTTAATGCGTCTTTATAAGCAGTGTCTCCTGTCTGTCCTGAAGTGACGTTTATTCCTTGCGCATTTGCAAGAGAAATATTTTCGTAAAAATTCTTTGGATGAACGACGTCACCATCAGTTCCACCTGAAAAAGATCCCGCTCTAGATCCACTGTTTGAGCCACTGTGAAAAGTCGGCAATGATCCTGAAGTTGAAGGTATTCTTATATCACCGTTTTCGTCTAAATAAGTTGGAGTTTGTTGCAATGCTTCGACTCTTACATATTTTGATTTATTTGGATAATCTCCCACTGTCTTCAAATAAGGTTGTGATTGTCCTGAATTTTGAAGCTGCAAATATTGATCTCCGATTCTTTTAGAAATAAAATTATTCTCGTCTGGATCTAGACTTAATTCATTCCATGTTTCTAAAATTTGTTTATTTTTAGTCGTATCATCGCCGCTTCTTATTGATAGGCTAAAAATTCCCTTTTTCTGATTTAGAGAAGAAACTTCCCATCTTATATTATCGCTTGTTCCGTCTTCTAACAAAGAATTTGTTCCTGAATAAAAACTGGCTGAATTATTCATATCGAGACCATCAGATAACGTGTGTAATTTAAAAACTGTTTTATACGAATCGCTATTAAAATCGTGTCCGCCTTGAAAATTATTAGCTGACATAGAAATCGATGATGTTACGATTGAATTTAAAGAACTCCAGCCGCTTCCACTCGTAGATGCGCCTTGGTTATTCCCGTATTCTCCAAATGCGCCTACTTGATTGAATGACATAGTTAAAACATTTCCTGCTGAACTAGCAGTTATATTTAATCCATGTAAAGAAGAACTATTATTGAGAGTATCTCTGAAGCTATTTACAGTTCCTTGAACATTAAACTGAGATGCAACGTATATCTTCGTACTTGTGTTAGGATTATCATCGTAATTCCATCCTGAACCTGTAAAAACAAATTCAACTCCGCCAAAAGAAGCAGATACTGCCTTTACTTCACCGCCGCTTCCGCTCCAAGGTTCAATCATCTGACCGTTAATTGCAGATGGATTTGATCCAGAAATTAGAATACTAGCTGAAGCTTTTGTTCCTCCTCCCATAATTGCAGGATCAATCGAAGATGAAATTGTAGCTGTTGCTTTTGTTGGTGATCCAGCAAGCGTTCTTATTACCAATAATTGATTGCTATTCTTTAAGTATTGTCTAGCAGTAATTGATGTTAAATATGAATAATTTGAACTGCCGCTTCTAAATGTATCTCCAAATCTATCTTTAAATTCTCCATAAGAATTTACGATAGTTGGTATCATTGCAGGCCCTTTAACAGTAGGTCCTATTAAAGCAGCGCCTATTTCAGAAACAGCTGCAGGAAGAAATGTTTTATCTATTTCATTAGTAAATACGCCTGGGCTGATAACTTTTTCAGATGATGCCAATATTTTTCTCCATGTTTATCAATTAATCAGGAAACGTTGCGCCAGTTGGCTGAATTGTAAAGTCTAATACAATAAACTCAGCTGTTCTTGTCGGTTGAATAAAAATTTGTCCATAAAGAATATTTCTATCAACTACATCTGCTGTATTATTGGTGTCATCCATCACAACGCTAAACGATGTCAGTCCACTGTTTGATTGCACCTGTTCTAAGAACGGATTTACAATATTTAAGAATCTTTTTCTTGTTTGTGTATTATTCTGCTCAAATACTAAGAATCTAGAAGAGCTAGCTATGAATTTCTTAAGTTTAATTAATAGCCTTCTAACATTTATTCTGTCAAGTGCTGAAGCTTTCTTCTGCAATGTTTTTTGCCCCCAAGCAGTAACTCCTTGACCAGGGAATGTCGCTATAGGATTGACACTAGAATCATATAAAGTATCTCTATTTTTATGCGTCAATTTTCTTTCTGCCATAGAAACTCCGGGCAATCCTCCTCGATTCAATCCTGCAGGAGCAAACCACGGATGAGCAACTCTGTCATTAAAGGCAAAAACTCCTCCCATGACAGTTGAAGGTGGCACCCAAACTTGACGTCCAAGATTTTGAGATTGTACTTTAACCCAAGGCCAATACATAGCTGCATAATTTGTATTCCTTGTTTCTGCCTCTGTTGTTGCATCACTTATATTCTTTCCGTGTAATGTTGGATCAAGAAGAACAAAACAATCACCTCTATCTTCACAAAGATCTATTGCAGTTGTAGCAATATTTGTATGATTTGACGCTCCCGAACATATTCCTGGCATTAATATCAAATTTATATCAAATTCATCTTGATTTTTTAACAGGTTAAGCGCATCTTCATAGGCTGTTTTTCCTTTGTCATCATTGCTTAAATCGAATCCTTGAGTATTAGTAGCAGATATATTTTCGAAATTCTCGATTACTTTACCTGCAGCGATTGCGTCTCCAGTAATACTTCCTTTCGCGTCTATTCCAATCCATCCATCTGCTCCGCCTGTGAATGTTCCTTGCATCGATCCGCTGCCGAGTCCAGGTAACGATCCTGTCAAAGAATTTAATCTTATATCTCCGTTTTCATCAATATAATCTGGTGTTTGTTTTATTGTTTCAACTCTTACATATTTTGATTTATTTGGATAATCGCCGTTTAATTTTAAATAAGGCTCAGAATTTCCTGAATCTTGTAAAGTAAAGTATTGATCTCCGATTCTTTTAGAAATATAATTATTTTGATTCGGGTCTAGGCTTATTTCATTCCATGTTTCTAATATCTTTTTACGTTTTATTGTATCGTCTCCTCGCCTAATTATTAAAGAAAACGTTCCTTTTTTAATATTAGCATCAGTAATTTCCCATCTAAAATTATCTTTTGAACCAGAAGATAGCATAGCATTAGAAGATGTAAAGTGATTTGTATTTGGTGCAGTGGTTACTGCTATACCTCCTCTGCTTCCTGAACCGATAATAGATGCTCTGTTATTCAGTAATGAACCATGACTTAAAGTATGCAATTTAAATGATGTAGCTGATGCATCATCGTCATGAGCAGCGTCATCAGTAATAAATGCAGATGGATATGTTCTGCTGCCAGAATTTCCGCCTGGTCCTGTAAGGCTCCCTGTATGCACATTTGCACTTGCAGCAGAAAAATTAGTTGAGCTTCCGTTAGATAAGACTCTTACTACGGTTAACGTGTTTGAATTTTTTAAATATTCTCTTGCAGCTAAAGACGTCAAATATTCTGATGTGCCTGAACCGGTTTTAAAACTAGTTCCGAACTTGTCTTCAAATTCTCCAAAAGACGATATAACTGTTGGTTGTAAGGCTGGCCCTTTAAGCGTTGGGCCAACTAATGCAGCACCAATTTCTTGTACTGCGGCAGGTAAAAATGACTGATCTATTTCATTAGTAAATACACCTGGACTGATAACTTTTTCTGACGATGGCATTTAATTTCTCCCGTATCAAATAAATTTAAATCTTCTTTTCTTTGTGAACAATACAAAGATAAACTATTACTCATGAATAAATATGAGCTTAACTCTCAAAAATCATATATATTTTTAATTATTAACTAATTTAATTGTTGTCAGGAGTAGAAGATGGAGTAAATACGCCTGTTTGTGGATCTAAGACGCCATCTCCATATTTTTTATTAATTCCGTCTATAAATTCTCTTTCTTCTTTTTGTGTATTTGCTAAATCTTCTCTGCTGCTATCGAATAGACCCTCTAATTCTGTCATTTGATTTTCTAATCTTGCTCTAAATATTTCAGACTGCCCAAACTTCATTTGAATATCTAGATATCTTTGCTGAAAAGACTTAATTGATTCGAGCTCTTCTTCTGTAAATTTTATTTCTTCATTTGTTGGCATTTTGTAACCTCCCAGTTTATTTTATCATTAATTGATTAATTTATCACTTTTAAATACATATATAATATATATATAATTGCTAATAGTTTTAAATAAATATAACATAAATTCTTAAAAGTTACAATAAATTTTAACTAAAAACTAAATATTATGCTCATCCTGTAGCAGTAGTACCATTCCCTGGATTGGTTTCAATTTGTGGTGGTTTCGCAGTTTTACGAGGCGGTCTTGATGCATGACTTGTTCCTTTTGATTGATTTCTTATGCTTCCTCCGCCGGCAGTATTTTGTTGTTCAATTGTTGTTTCAGTACCGAATATAACTTTTCTCGGTGAA